GCTTGTAATACGCTGCAATTGTACGCAACTTGCGTGCTAAAGCGACCCAATCGGTGTTGGACTCCAGCGGCTCGGACAGGGGCCAGAATACATGCAGGCCGCCGCCAGATGAGGATACGAACGGGCGAGGCAGCTTAGCCGCAGCGCAGAACTCTTTTAGCCCCTTGAGCGCCTCTTTTTGGGATTCGTACTTCTTGAACGGGTCGGTCGGAGCAGTATCGCCTACGTCCAGATCGAAGAACAGTGCCCGACCTTCGCGCATGTTTTGCTGTTTGCGAACTGCCTTGGCGCCCTTTTGTCCGGTCTTGTAATCGACCTTGTTTGGATCAACGTAGTCTTTGTCCCGTATTGCGTGGATGCAGAAGTACACGTCTTTGCGGTGCATCTGCTGATTGGCAAACACGAGTGCCTCATCGATGTCATCGACGACCTTATGGGCCCATGTGTAAATATCTGTATTTGGTATATTGAACGGAGTGGCAAGGATGTAGGGACCTTGCGACGGCCACACCATCCGCAGAAAATCTACGGTTTCCATAGTGCGCCCTTAAAGTTTTGCGTTGCCGAATGGGTTGTCGTGTTTGGCTGCTTCGATCTCTTCTTCGATCAGCTTGTCCAGATAGTGTCTGGCTTTTTCCAAGTCTTGCACGCCGTTCTTTTCTTGATAGCGCGAAACGTACTTGATGATGTTGCCGGCCAGATAACCCTTCTGATTTTGATGGATGTAGTCCCAAGGTTGAATCGGCTTGCGTTGATAGTGATTGCCGCCGATTTGTGTGTTATTCGCGTTACTCATTATGGCTCCTCGGATAAACCTCCGGCATACGGGCCGGAGGTCATATATTGCTACTTCTTACATGCTACGTCAAGCATCCCATGCGCTGAGAATGTCATCCAGCTCGGCGTTCAGCTCTGTCGGTGCGGCAGGTTTTGCTTCCTTCTTAGGCTCTGCAGCAGTCGCGGCTTGCACCAGCTCTGGCTCCAACACTTCAACCTTTGGCTCAGGCGCGGGTTTCGGTGCAGGTTTAGCGGCAGGCTTGGCAGCTTGTGGCTTCGGTGCGGGAGTTTGCTCAAACGGCTCGTTGTCGTCATCGGTAACCTTAACACCGTCCACACCGTTGATGCTGAAGGTGCCGTCCAGCAGTGACTTCACTTCGTCGGAACTAATGCGTGGTTTGATAACAGCCAGCTCATCTCCGGACAGCAAGCGCTCAGGCGAGAAAATCACCTTCGGATACGGCACGTTGGTATCGAACTTCATTTTTGTGACTACGCCGGCAGTGTGCGGTACGCCGCGACTTGCCAAGAAGCGTGTGTAGTTCTCGAAAGCGAACCAGTTGGCTTTCTCCAGATCAGGTGACTGCGCATCGTACAGGCTTGTGATCGCCAGCTTGCAACGCAGTGCAGTCGACTTCAGGTCCGCCACAGGGACTACTGCAATCATGCGATGTTGAGAGCATGCGACGGTGGCCTTACCTTGCTCGGTGATGCGTGAGCCTTTAACAGCTTGTGGGCAGCTCTTGCAGTCGGTGCACTGTGGTGTCTGCACGCTTGCGTCCGGTGTTACCCCATCTTGGCTGTAACACAGCGGTGCGCCTGCCTTATCCGGATCGTATGCGCCTTCATAATAGGCGCGAGCACGCGCCTTGGCGTAGTCCAGCACAACCACCTTGATGGTCTGAATCGTCTCTTCTTCCCCGTCATCATTGCGACGAGTCATCTTGGTGCGCTCGCCGTTCTTGACTACAGCCCATGTCTTGCCTTCATAGCTCAACGACGGAACCGTTACACGGTCAGAAATGTTTTTGTTCTCTTGAAAGAACGCCTGCAATTCAGCAGGTATTGCCAGCGCAGTTGCGCCAAACAAGGATACTTCGGTACTCATGGTTATCTCCTAGCTAGGGATTAAGACTTACGAACACGAGCGACGTATTCGCGGTATACCGACACCCCCGGAGGCAAAGCGCCTTCGTTTGATGCCATGTATTCTTTGACGAAATCTTTCTTAATGCGCCGTTCGAGCGCCTCGAAAGTGTTGTTCTCTGCGACCCAACGATAGAACGCGTCCCAGTCACTGCAGGCTGGTGTGATCTCTTCCTGCTTGTAGACGTTGCCTAGATCGGTGCGAAGGGATGACACATTCTGATCCTGCATGAGCTTGAGCATTGCGTTGCTCAGCTTTTCCTGCTGCTCTTTCAGCTCTGTGTCTTGTTTTGAAAGCTCCGCACGTTTGGCACGGATTGCCATATATGCGTGCATGATACGCTGTACATCCATACTTACCTCCTCTACTCGGTTACTGACTTATACAAGTTAAGTATATTATCCTGAGTTACTCGCTTGTTGTCAAGGAGCTTGTAGATTTCCCACTCCAGACCGATTGCACCCATTTTAATTACTGTCATCTTGTTCTTTTGGCCGGGGCGGTTAAACCGCTCGACCACCTGTTGCGCCTCATCGTTGCTGTAGATCGGCGCGTAAAATATCAATGTGTCGGCTTCGGTCAGATTCAGGCCATGCGACATCACCTTTGGATGGCACAGCAGCACATGCGGGTCCGGAGTGTTCTTGAAGTCCGCGATAATCTTGTTGCGCATTTTCGGAGACACGTCCCCATTTAGCACGCCCACTGTGTAGTCTTTCTTGATTTCATGCTCCAGCGCGTTGGTAATCCCCTTGAACGGCACGATCACAATCACCTTCGCACCAGCCTCAGCGATACACTCCATCAAGACCGAGAGGCGTTTCTGATGTGGCAGCGTGATGTACTGCTCTGTCACCGGGTCTTTGATGGCACCACACAATATCTGCCGCAGCTTGTTGATCTTGTCCGCTGCGTTGACGGCGTTAATCTGCGTCGTTTTGGCTTCCATCTGCATTTCTTTACGCATGGCCTCAAACGCTTTGGCCTGCTCCGGTGTCAGCTCACATGCACGGTCCTCAAACGTCACCGGCGGCAAGTCGATACAGTCTTCTTTTCTGAACCGGATGGCCGGCTGCATGGCCTCATACGCAATCTCGTACGCTTCGGGCTTGGGTATCCACTTGAACGTAGACACCTGCATCATGGTCTGCCGTCTGAACGAGCCTATGTAATTCGGCACGCGTGCAGGGCTGACCAATCTTGCCAGAGCCCAAGCATCTGTCGGAGCGTTGGGACAGGGCGTACCTGTCAGCAACCAGAGTTTCTGGTCTGGGCGCAGCATCTTCTGTAAGAACTTATATTTCTTTGTGTCATGGTTGCGGAACATCGAGCCTTCATCGATGATGACCAAATCAATGTCCGGCCTGCGGTGAATCTCTTCGACCACTGGTTTGATGGCTACGCCGTCGTGATTCAGGATATAAAAATCCGCGTTGGTCTTGAGCGCGTCCAGACGATCAGCCTGTGAGCCATGCACAACCACACCGACACGGTGCATCAACGTGTCGAATATCTCCTGCATCCAGACCCGATCAAGCGTAGACAGTGGGGCCAGAATCAGCACCTTGCGCACCAAGCCCTGCTGCATCAACCAATCAGCAGCCCACAGCGTGCTAGACGTCTTGCCGGAACCCATCGATGACAGCACGAACGCTTTATTATGTAGTGTCAAAAATTCCGATGTCTCCAGCTGGTGCGCGAACGGCTTGAACTTGCCCGGCCAGTTGTAGGTGTATCGGATCGGCGCCGGCGCCGGCAGGCCCATGTTTCGTAGCAGCTTGGTAGCTTCCAGCGTGTGTTTCACCGCGACGTTGTACTCGCCGTACTCGATGAGTTTGCTTTGCGGGATTAGCTCGCGTAGCGCCAACGGGTCGTCCGCACGCAGCACAAGGCTGTTTGTGGCTTGATGAACGGCTATCATGTCTACAGCATTATCGTGAGTGCATGGATCGCATTGAGCATGGCGGCACCGTCTTCGTGCGCGACCTCTTTCTGCTCCATCTGGGCTTTGACCGCTGAGTCAAACGCCTGCAGCCAGACATTCAAGTGCTCGATGTTCTTCTCGTTTACTACAAACGAAAACCCGTTCTCCATCTGCACAGACCTAAGAAACGCTTGCTGCATGGCGGTCGGCTTGTTGCTACCGAACATGGTCTCGATGGCAAGGAACACTCCACCACGGATTGCATTGAAATCAGAGATACCAGACTTGCCAAACCCATTGGCCGGCGGCATCCACCAAAACCACTTGTAATTATCCAGCAGCTTCTTGACCTTCTTTTTAACGTCGGCTTCATTCAGGTATACGGTTTGTTTACTCATTTAATTTTCCTCGGTTTCCAAAACTCACAATCAGTTACAGGGCACCAACCATTGCACAATCCAGATGGTCGCGGCTGCCATACGTTTTCCTTAAATGCGTACAGATACTGCTTGAGCACCGGAGTGAAATCGCTCCACAGCTCGTTGGTCATTGCTCTCGTGTAAACCTGCCCGGTGGGCGCTTGCGTCTGTGTCCAGTAATACTGCACGTTAATCGTGTTGACCTCTGGAAACTCGGCAAAAGTCTGCAGCGCAAACAACTTTAATTGTTTATATTTCGAGTGCGGCTTACCCGTCTTGTAATCTACCACCACAGCCTTTTCGCCTGCCACTTTGGCGAAGTCGATGACGCCCCGGCACCACACATCTTTATCGAAGAATCCGCAAGGGCTCAAGTCTTTTGCCAATGCGACCTTACGTTCTGTGTAGGCTTCCCCGGGGCTGCTTTCCAGCACCTGCATAAACGCTTCATGTTCTTTCAGCGTTTCCGGCAAAGGCTTACCTTCTTTTTGCCTGTCTTCAAACTGCTTGTGTACCCACTCTCCCCAAATCATTTGTTCCGATTTTGTCTCGGTCACTGACTTGGCTATGCGCTTCTCATAAAAGGCACGTGGGCAATTCTGGAAATCATCTAGCGCGGTGTGACTCCACGCTATCGGCTTCATTTTTTTCGCTGCTGGTTTTGCCGCTGGTTTTGCCGCTGGTTTTGCCGCTGGTTCGGCAGGCGCAGGCTTACCGAAAATCTGCTCAAGTGTCTCGACCACAGTCCATGTCTCGTTGTTGCTGGCATAGAGGGTAGTATGGCTGTCCGGAGCCTGATCAGCGCCGATAATGTGGTCCAGATTGATGTACACCGTTGTACCGGGACGGGCTACTGTACCGTACGTAAGTTTTACGAAGTTCATTTCATACCTCCATTTTTGTTTCTAGGGAAACTACGGTTTTCGCTCGGGCTTGTGGCTCGGGCATTACTTAGGGTATTGGCGCCGCCTTTTGACAATGGCTTGACATGATCAAGGTCTTGTCCGGGCTTTACCATCCCTTTTTTGATGGCTTTACGGCGCAGTCGGTGTCTCTTGGCATTGCCCGAGTCACTCCCTGATCCACTATCGCCTCGTTGCTTTTGCAGCTCATACTCACGTTTGTAATCTCTGTTCTTGGTTGCCATCGGGTGCTCCTACTTTTTCCAAAGTGTATCCAAGTTTCTTAAACCGATCTGTATCAAATACTTCCACAAAATCCGCATATTGTCCACGCAATGTTACTTTATTGGTCTGCTTGTCAAGTTTTACAATCTTGAAGCGTTTGCCAGTCTTTTCATTTTTCAAATATAGTTCAACCATTTCTCACTCCTTAAACTCTACCAGATGTCCCCAACTCTTACCATACTTGCAGTCCCACGGCATCGGAATGGGTGGCGTAAACCCCCAAGCCTTTTGATACGGCAGGTTCGCCAGCAGCCGTGTGATGTCGTGACCTGCCTGCTGCACCTTTGCATCCGGTACATAAAAGAATATACCGTCGTGCAGCTCCCATGCAAAGTACGCACCGATCTTGGTCAGGTACGGCTTCAGTACAGACAGCGCAAGATACTTCTGGTCTGCACCGGTACCCTGAATCCTGTAGTTGATTGACGTTGACTCCATCGACCAACCCTTTGCGCCCTTCCAGTTACCCACCACGCTTACGCGCCGCCCTGCGAATGTCTCGACATACCCTAGCCGCTTTGTCAGCGCAATCTGGTTCCTCCAGTATACCGGCACCTGCGCATACGTCTGCTGGTAAATCGCGTGTATCAGCTCAGCCTCCGGCAGCTCCATCGGTATGTTGTACTGCACCCGGGCAACAGACCTCAGCTTCTTTGCAAATGTCCGGTAC